TCACCTGTACGCGCAGCGTCGTATTGACATAGCCGACAACTATACGCAACAGTGCAGTGCTAGCAGGGATCGACTCGCATCCGACCTGGCTGATATCGCTCTGGAATACGACATTGCACCCACTCGGGTCGTCAGGAACGCTTTCGGCACAGACAGAACCGACTTCGTCAGTCCCGTCCGTCGCGCACTCGCAGCTAAGAAGGCACAGATGAACACTAGGGAAGGCAACTGATAATGGTCAAACTCGAAACGGACCTGCGCAGCATCCAAATTGCTTCGAAAACAGGTGAGACGACCTCCTACGTGTACGCCAGCTACACCCATGGATGCCCCATCCCTAAATGGGATCCTCGCTATCCTCACGACCTCGTGCATTACTCGCCGACCCTCCCCACGTTTGTAACCGACGTCTGCATCAAGCGACTCGAACCCGGCATCTTCTACAGGCTGCCAGACGCCGCCTGTCAGGCGCTCGGCGCCGACGAAAGCCTGAGCCTCATACCCCTATACGTCGAAATCGAGCACGCCCCCTACGTCGACTTCGTCGAAGACGAGCATGGCCGCGCCTATGTGCCCAACTTGGCGGTGGCTGTCGATAGGGAAACGACACACTCATCCCGCCTCTGCTACGGGTCATGGGCGGTGTGCGGCCTCCTCCGGACCAGTCAGGCTAGGGAGTGGGCCGGCCTCAGCGACGTCGAATGGCACGTCCACAGTCTCTTCAACAGGGCGCACAAAGGTCTGGACCCTTCATGGCAGCCGCTTCGGACCCACGGGTCCGTCACCCTATCGTTTAAACCCCCGCTTCTGCGCAGAGCCATAGAGGTTTCCCGTGAAACGGCATGAGCTTCTAGCTGAGGCCGCCAAGGCGCGTAAGACGGCCATGGGCAAGATGCGCACACACCGCAAGAGGGGGATCGAACTCGCCGGCAGCGAGTTCGATCCCCGGATCGGGACCAACGCCCAGCTTCGCACCATGAGCGACAAACAACTCGTCTCATACATCGACCGTATCAAGCGCTTCAACATCCGCGGCAACCAGTACTACCTGACGGCCAAGAAGGAGATCATCAGTTCCTATCGGATAGACGACTTCCTCCGTCAACAGCGTCGACTGGATCGCTTGCAGGGCGACATAGACAAGGCCTTCGGCCATTTCGAGCACCTCGATACGGGCGAGCGAGTCTCCGACTACAACGCCCGCGTCCGGAAAGGCTTCGAAGATCGCATTTACCGAAACGCCCAGAAAATCTACGGTGACATTGTCCACTCCCGTAGCGACTTGAAGAAGCTGTCCCGTCTACAGCGGGAAGCACTCCGGTTCGGAAAGGCATCCACCTTCGCCGAGAAGGCCGATGCCAAGAAACGAGTGGCCGCACGCTACCTGGACACTCAATACGACAAGTACATGGGGTTGCTAACCAAGATGCTCAGCGACAGTTCCGTTTTGGACCCGCGCCTCATCCGAGACCTTCAAGGTCTCAGCAAGAAGGCGCTCGTATCCCTCGCCAAGCACTCCAACATAGTGGATCGGATCAAAGACGCATACGAGTATGAGAAGAAGCACGACTTCTCGCAGCTGACGCTGGAAGGGGGATCGCAGAAGTATGGGACGGCGTCTGAACCCGTTCGGGCTATCATACACGCCTACGCTAAAGCGGATGCGAATCGAGCCAAGTGACGTCGCAGCCCTCGCCTACGACCTAGAGACGGACGACTGGTTCGTCCGATCCTGCACCGGCGACGTAGACGCCGACACGGGCGTGGACACGCTCCTCCCCGCTCTCGCTCGCTACAAGCGCGTGTGGGTGTGGGAGGGACAGCCCGTCGTCTACCGGATCGCCGCCGTCGCACACCTACTGGGTCTCATCGAAGACGAGAACGCCGAGCTCACCCTGACGAAGCCGGGCTTTACGGCGTTCAAATACCCCGCTCGGCTCTACGCGAACGGCGCCCGGTACAAGACGACCGTGCGGTCGTTACGCGACTACGTCTCCGCACCCCCGCAGACGCCGCCCGCCGGCCTGGACGACGAAACCGAGTGGGTGTGCGGCATTCTCGACGGCACCCGTCTCAGCACCATCGATGCCTTCGCGCCGATGGCGATCGCTCAAGCCGAGTTCGCCGACTACGTGAAAGACGAGATGGGCGTGCACCCGAGCCTGTTCGGTACCGATTTCGACGGGCAGCTGGACGGCGCCGGTGGTCTGTGCGGCGTTCTCCGCACATCGGAAGATGTGGAGGGCGTCGATATTTGGGACGTTTCCTCCCTTTACCCCGCTATCGCCTCATGCTTGCCCCTGCCCACCGGCTGCGGCGTCCCCGACTACACGGTTGACGCGCTGAGCGACTTGCCTGACGACTGTCTCTGGATCGCCAACGTCGCCCTGCCTGACGGAACATCCCAGTGGGTGACCAGCGTGGACTACCGTCACACGTATAGTGAGACGCTGTATCACACGTACGGTGACGCTCTTAAAGTCGAAGACGCCGACGTGCAGGTCGCCATCGTCTTCGACTCTGTCTCCGGCCTCTACAAAGACTGTGTGGACGCCTGGTACCGTGACAAGAAAAACAGCGAGAGCGTCGTCAAAGAGTTTTACAAGAAGAAGATGAATTCCTTTTTCGGCTCTTTGGCGATGCGCTACCGTAAGCGTAGGGAAAAGGCGGTCTACCGGGACGGCTATGGCTTCGACGTCAAGGTGGAGGGCTACACAGAGCATGAGCCGGGCAGTCTCTTCCTTCATCAAGTGTTCATCGTCGCCTACGGTCGGGCTATTCTAACCAAGGCCCTTCGCGAGTATGAGGGGTACGTCGTCTACTATGACACGGACTCCGTCCACCTCGTCGGCGTCGACCCGTCCGACGTGCAGTTGGACGGTGTTCCCGTCGGCGACCGCGACGACGACCTAGGGAAGTGGACGCTGCGCGAACGCAACGCTACTGTGCGCTATCTGGGCCTGCGCCGCTATGTCGTCGTCGAACGGTATGAGACGACGGACGGCGAGACTACGACTGTCGAAGAGTACGCGAACCTGCATCTCGCCGGCTACAGGGCGCCGTCGTTCCTGCAAGTGGGGCGGTGGGACCGCATCCCCCTTCGCCAGCTGGACGAGCACAGCCACCTCCCGTCCTTAACCTACATGCCCGGTCTCGAATCCCTAGTCCCATTTTACGCACCGTACCGTGTCAGGCAGACCTGGTATCGGGGCGACGTGCCGGTCAAGGCCCACGGCGAGTGGTCCGTTTATGCGGACGCTGCGGTATACGGGAAAGACCCGAGGGCGGAGATGGAGCTCCGCGTCGCAGCCGCGATGATGTTTCGTCTGCCTGTCGGTGAGGAAGAGGTGAAGGCTCGCCGCCTCGCCCTGCCCCCTTGTTAGCCGCTTCGATGACCGAGTAAAGGAGAGCCCCGCCGTCCAACTGGAAAGCGGGGCCTCTTTATGTCTTCTATTGTACTGCGATCCGAGTGTGATATACTATGTCTCAGGCGGGGCTCCATCATGTCGTGGCGGAGACTGCGGCAGGTTGTCACGGGCTAATACCCGCCGGCCTCAGATGGATTTGGCAACCCTTCGACCAAGACGGCGGTAGCCCCGCTGCACAACACGTGAGGAGTACAGAGTGGCAGACGAACAGACCACCGACGCAGACACTGAAGACCAGACGCCCGTGGAGGCAACCGGGGAAGACGTCCAGGCCGACCTGGCGTCGCTCATCGACGAAGTCAGGGTCCTCGCAGTCCAGGCACTGGACGAGTGCAAAGAACTCCGGGCCATCATCACCGAAGAGGCGTTGGACGAGGCCGCCGACGAGGCCGCCGATGATGACGACATAGAGCCGGAAGACCTTCAAATTGAAGATCTCCTCGCCTGACGAAAGGACTTACTGAACAATGGCATCCACTTCCAAGGGGCTGCGCCCCGGGACAACCAACGAACAGCTTCTTCAGGTGTCCATCAACGCCGCCTCTATGGGGTACAAGAAACGCATCCCCTCCCCGACTCAGGCCGGCATCGACCGCACCCTGGACTATCTCAGCCAGCACCGCGACCTGTGGAACCCCATCTGCCAGTCGCTACTCAACCAGGTCGTCCCCGTCTTCGCTAAGAACAGGTCATGGTCCAACCCGCTCTCCGAATTCAAGAAGGGCATGGTCGAATTCGGTAACGGCGTCGAAGAGATACAGACCGGCCTCATCAACGCCGTCGCCTACGACCCCAACGACGACGTCGACGCCAAGGCGATCTTCGGCAGGGACGACTTCCGCGTCGAAACCGCTTTCCATACGCGCAACCGCCGCGACCGCTACAAGGTCTCTGTGGAGAAGCGGCTGATCCAGTCCGCGTTCCTCAACGGCGGCGACGTCGCCGAGCTCATCGACCGCCAGCTGAACGCCCCCTACGAGTCCGACCAGGTGGACGAGTTCCTGCTCATGGCCAACCTGCTCCGCGAGTACGAGGACCGCGGCGGCTTCTACCATGCGCACGTCCCCGACGTGGCCCACACACGCTCCACCACCGACGACGCCAAAGAGCTTCTCCGCAAGCTGCGCGCCATCGCCGGCGAGATGCGGTTCAAGTCCACCGCCTACAACCCGGCGCGGATGCCCGTCCACTCCACGCCCGACGACATGATCCTCCTCACCACGCCCGCCGTCAAGGCGGCCCTGGACGTGGAGGCGCTCGCGTGGGCCTTCAATATCGACAAGGCGGACGTCCAGTACCGGGTCATCGAAATCCCGCAGTCCGCCGCCCCCGGGAAGGGCTTCCAGGCGGCAGTCGTGGACAAGGACTTCTTCCAGGTCTACGACCACATCATGGAAACCACGTCCATCGACGTGCCCACTGACCCGAACACCTACAACGTGTTCTTCCACCATCACCAGACGATTTCGTGCTCTCGTTTCGCCCCCACCGCCATGCTGTGGACCGGCGCCGACGACGAAGTCATCGAAATCCTGCCGCCCGTCACCGCGATCGGCACCATCGAATGCCTTGACGCCGACGGCAACACGCCGAACCAGCTTAAGAAGGGCGGCAACTACCGGGCGCGCCCCCAGTCCGTCACCGGCGGCGGCGTCAACCCGGCCCTCGAATGGACGATCGTCTCGTGCACGGACAACCACACGTCCATCTCCGACTCCGGCATCCTCTACGTCGGGCGCCTCGAAAAGGGCCCGGTCAAGATCAAGGCGGCATGCGACGGCGTCGCCTCCGAAGGCGCCTTCGCCGTCGAAACCGGCTCGGACGTCCCGTCGTGGCCTGACCTGAAGTCGTCCATCACCGGTCTCACGGTGCTCGGAAGGGCAATCGGCAAGTCTTTCACACCCGAAACCAAGGAATACACCGTCACGCGGGCTAAGAAGGACGAACTGATCAACAACGTGCAGAACAACACGTTCCCGAGCGGGCGGATGCTCGATTACACAGTCGAAACCGCCAACGGCGAGAACGGCGCCTACAAGGTGACCATCACCGTCACCGGAGCCGACGGCGTCTCCTACGGCCCCTACGTCGTCACCGTCAAGTAACGGCTAGCGGCCCTGTGGGGCGCCGGGTTTCCTTCCTTTCCTTTCTACCCGGCGCCCCTCCACGCATAAGCGAATGACCGGACTACAGGTAGGGAGCGAACATGCCGAGCGTCAGCGAATGGGCCGCCGGGGCCGAAGTCACGCTCACCACGGTGGCGTGGGACTCCACCTACCGTGACATCGTCAACTGGCGGGATTACGCACACCGGGCCGACTACATCGACCGCCCCGACGCACACCACCTGACGCTGCGCAACGCCCAGACCATCGACTATGGCTCCCAAGTCGTCCTTGACGAGCCCTTCTCGGTGTGCGTCAAATACAACTACGTCCGGGTCGTCAACCCGAAAATCTCAAAGCTGCACCCCGATAAAGAGCAGCCGACCGTCTTCTATTACTTCATCCAAGACGTCGTCCGGGTCGCGCCCGACGCCACCCTGCTGTCCGTCCAGCTGGACGTGTGGACCACCTACTGCGGCAACGTCCGCCTGCGCAACGCCTTCGTCGTCCAAGGCCACCTGCCGGTGGCCGCCACGTGGCGCGGCCGCCAACACGACGTGCTCCGGGAAGCGGAGGGCCTCGACCTGGGATCCGACTACATGGTGCGCTACAGCGAACGCTACACGGTCGCCACCCTGGCGCAGTGCTGCGTCATGCTCGTCACATCCACCGACTTCTCCTCCGATCCCGGCGAAGTGAGCAACCCGAGCCTGAAAACGGCGAAAGGCTCCGCGTTCGAAGGCCTGCCCAACGGGTGTGACATCGTCCTCGTCCGCGACATCGGCACATTCGAGTTCTTCGCCACCGCCATGTCCCCCTTCCCGTGGGTCGCGCAAGGCGTCCAGATGATCATGGTGCTGCCGACGCCGGACGACATGTTCGATCGGATCATCGGCTCCCACAACACCGACAATGTGCACGACAAATACCGGCAGGGCGTGGACCCGAACACGATCAAGATCATCCGCTCCCGTAAGGCCGGCCACGAGGGCGACGTCATGTGGGGCCGCGACCAGACGTTCTTCGCCGGCGGCGCTCTAGAGTTGCTCGATAAGGCGAGACTCGCCGACTGGCAGCGCAACTACACGAAGCTCGCCACCGCGCCCTACCTGTTTATCGAGCTCACCAACTATCAGGGCCAGTCTATGGCCGTCCACCCCGAATACCTGCCGGACGGCGGGAAGGTCACGCTGTCCAGGCTGCAGCACTTCTCCCCGCCCGGGCCCCGCGTCGTGGTGTGGCTGCGCGACTACCTGTCGGAGGACAACGCCACCGGCAACCCGCTGTCGAACTCGTTCCTGGACGGCTCCCTGTTCTTCACGAACTTCCCGATGTTCTCCATACCCAACAACTCGGGGCTGAACGCCATGGCGTCCCAAGCGCACAGCATAGCGTTCGCCTACCAGTCCGCCGACTGGTCGCAGCAGAAAGCTCTGCAGGGCAACCAGGTCGCCTACGACCAGGCCTCGTATGCGATCGGCACGGCCCGGCAGTCCATGGTCGCATCCAACACGGCCCGTGGCGCCCAAACGGCCCTGGCGAACGCCGCCCGCAGCCAGTCGACGGCGATCACCAACGACGCCGCATGGGGGCACACCCAGAACAGTATGATCCAGCAGGGCGTCTCCGGCGGCATGGGCGCCGTCGGCTCCCTGCTGTCAGGCGATATTGGCGGCGCCGTCAAGGGCCTGGTCGGCACCGGTATGGGCGTCCACATGGCCAACTCGAACTACAACATCGACGCCAACGCGAGGGACGCGCAGACCGACCTGGCGAACAGCACGGCGTCGCAGTCGACGGCGATCACCAACAACCTGTCGTCGAAGCTCACCGGGTTGCAGAATGCGCAAGCCGCATACAACCGGGACACGAACAAAGAATACGCAGACATGGTCGCCAAAGGCGACTATGCGAACACCCTGGCGGGTTTGAAGGCGAAGATACAGGACACGAAGATGGTCCAGCCGTCTATCTCCGGCCAGGTCGGAGGCGACGCGTTCATGCTCGCCACCACCGGGTGGATGGTGGATGTGCGCTTGAAGTCGCCCCACCGGGGCGCCATCCAGGCGGTAGCCGAGCATTTCGCACGTTACGGCTATCGGTGCAACCGGACCGTGGATATGGCCGCCTACGACCTGACGCTCATGTCCCACTTCACATATTGGAAACTGGCGGACTGCCGTATCGACGCCCCGTCCGTGCCGCAGATGCACGCCGAGACGATCCGGGGGATATTCGAGAAAGGCGTCACCGTGTGGGATGAACCGAAGGAGATAACGGAGATGCATCTGTTCGACAACGGGCCGAAGAAAGTGGTGCAGCTGTAATGCCGAGCACGAAAGGCTTGACGAACGGAGACCTGATCGGCGGCGGTGTGGAGCCGTCGAAGCGGGCGGCGGGCCGGTTCCGGGCCAACCAGGCGAAGGCGGCCCGGGGCGGCGAGTTCCTGATGTATCAGAACATGCTGTGGGGGCTGGCCGAATCCCGGTTCGTCTGGGACGGGCTTCCGGAGACGGTCAACGAACGCTACCTGGAACGGGTACTGCACAGGCACGGCCTAGCGGTCTTCTTCGAAGAACCGCGCCTGCACGCCTTCCTCGCCCTGCACGCCGCCGGCACCGGCGACGTCGACGTCTACGGTGACCCGAAGACGTTCCGGGTCACAGGGAACCGGTACATCAACCGAGAGGTATCCTCCAAGGACTGTGTACCCATCTGGGTGAACAGGAACCGGGTCAACGACCAGTGGATCGTCAACTACTACGCCGCACAGCTGGCCGAAGCGGCCGTCACAGTCCAGGTGAATGCGCTCACATCCCGGTACCCGACGATCCTCGCGCTCAGTCAGGAGCAGAAGCTGACGGGTGAGAACTTCTACCGACAGATAGCCGAAGGCCAGCCAGTCGTGTTCACCGTGAAGGACACGATGGGCGGGGACGTGTCCAGCGCCGTCCAGGCGCTTGACAACCGCCTGCCCCCCAACGCGGTGTCGGACGCGATCCGCGTCAAGAAGGACATTTGGGACGAGGCGATGCTCATGCTCGGCATCCAATGCGCCCCGCCCGACAAAAAAGAGCGGTTGGTGGACGACGAAGTGGAGGCGCTGCAGGGGCAGATGGCCGCCTTCCGCGGCGTCGCCATCGGCGCCAGGCAAGAGGCCGCGGACAAGATCAATGAGCGTTACGGTTTGAACGTGTCTGTGCACTGGCGGCACAGCCGGGAGCAGGTGCGCGGCGTCAACGACCTAGGGGAGGGTTTCATTGGCTGACTTCACGATCGAGCTCCGGGATGTGTGCGCCCGCTACAGTGACGCCGAGCTCGGCTTGGAGGCGTACCCGATCTTCGACGAGGCCTACAGGCCCCGCCTGAACAAGCTGATAAAAGACCACTACTGGTTCCGGGAGACGGCCTACGAGACGGCCGCCATGTTCGCACACCAGCTGGGGCATCGGCTTGAGACGATCATGCCCTACTACAACCTGTATGAGTCCACGAGAATCAAGTTCGACCCGCTGTCCACGATGGACGTCTCGTCCGTCTCCGACGGCACGCACTCGTCTAAATCCGAGACGGAAGGATCCGGGACGACGAAGAACAGGGCGTCGGGCCTATCCAACGCGGACTCGCGGGACATGCGCTACCCGGACACGGCGATCAACCAGCAGGGTGACTACGCAGTGTCCGGCACCAAGTCGGATGCTAGAACTGAAGGTGCATCCGAGACCAGTAACAATAACACCTCGAAGGCGAACGGCGACGAGACGTCGCATGCCACATCGCATTCGACGGGCCGCTCCCAGTCAGCGTCATCGCTGATCATGGAGTACAGGGCGTCGCTGATCAACGTGGACAAAATGGTGCTGGCAGAGCTCGGCGACTTGTTCTTCGGGCTGTGGTCGTCCAACGACGAATACACGGGCGGCGACGCGTACTGGGGCCTCGGGCCGATGCTCGGCTGGGGCTATTGGCTTTAACGACTAGGAGGTTATCGGATGCCTATAGAGAACGTTCCGTTCTTCGATTTGCAGAACAGCCCGCTCACGAACATCACGCCGTTCGCGCACAGGGACGCCTACACCTACCAAGAGGTGTTGGAAGACCTGATCCAGAATTATAAGCGGATCATCGATACGGTCAACAAGGTCGTGGCGTTGGCCAACGACGTCGACAAGCGCCTGGTCGAACTGGAAGCCAGGCTTCGCAAGGAGACGGACGACAAGATCGCCCGGGCGGTCGACGAACTCTACCGGCGCCTGGCCCAGCGCGGAGCGAAAGACATGATCGTCCACGACCCGGTGTGGGGCCGCACGGACCGGACCGTCTCAGAGGTTCTATCCGTGCTCTACGACAATGTGCGCACACACGCTAGGTTCGCGAAGGGCGCCGACGACGTCGGGGCGACGGCTCAGGCGCTGGACGAGGCCAACTGGACGGCTCGCCAGTGGGACCTGGATCCCGAATACAAGACCGACCACGCTACCCGCTGACTACTACTATTAGGAAGGCACGAAAATGGCTAGCACGAATAAGACAGAGGCGTTGGGTCTCTCCCAGTTCGTCGACACCGATAAACCTACTTGGCGCGGTGACTACAACGGCGACATGCGCAAGCTGGACGTCCGCGCACAGGAGGACACGTCGAAGTTCAACTCGTTCGAGACGCGCATCAAGGCGGCGGAGACGACGGTCGACGCCGACCACAAGGTGGTGGCGCAGATAGACCAGAAGATCAGCGAAGCGGAGACGAGGGCGAAGACCGACACCAGTCAGCAGGTGGCGAAGTGCTATGACGACCTGTTCACGAAGGTGAGCGACCGCTACACGAAAGCCCAGTCGGACGCCCGCTATATCCTCAAGAACGCGGCCAGCCCGGACTCCGGCGCGGTGATCGTCGGCACGTCGAACGTGGTGCAGGGTAAGTGGCCGACGTTGATGTGCCGGGCGCTGGGCATCCCGGAGCATAATTTCGCGGTCGGCGGCACGGGGATGGTCAACGGCGCCAACAACTTCTCGGTCCAGCTGAACAGGGCGATCGCCGACGGGAGTTTCAACAACAACGACATCAAGTATGTGATCATCGCGGACTGCGGGAACGACGCGATGGCGAACAACGACGTCTACAACGGCCTCGTCTCTCTTATCAGCGACGCTAAGCGGGCGTTCCCCAACGCTCGCGTGGTCGTATTCTCCGCCGTGTGGTCTTGGTCGAACCTGCATTCGCTGCTCAAGTCGAAGAACGGCCTTGCGGTCTGTCTCGGCACCATGCAGGAGGTGTGCGGGAACTATGGCGCGGAGTATGTCGGCACTGAGTTCTGGTGCTTGGGCTATTCGAAGTACTTCACGGAGGGGGAGATCCACCTGAACTCCACGGGGGACACGCGGTTCGCCACCCTGGCGGGCAACTATCTGCAATACGGGAACGAGCCTGTGCCGGTGTCCACCAATTACCGGGTGGGCCTGTCGGGCCTCAACCACAGCCAGGAGGCGCCGCTCACGCTGCGCCTGAACGGCGGGATCGTCTCGCTGTCGGGGATCGTGGATTCGGGCGGGACGGCGATCGGCGACGGCCACGACTGGGGGATGATCCCCGAGTGGGCTGCGCCGCGGTGTTCGGTGAACCTGCAGGTGACGGGCGGCGCCGACGGCCGGACGCCGATCGTCACACAGGTGCACGCCAACCAGCATATTCAGTCGTGGACGGGCTTCACCGGCAGGGCGCAGGTCTCCGGTTCCTGGTCGATCCTCTAAAGGCACACCCATAGGGAACGGTAGGTATCGCCATGACATGGGATGCTAAAGCCAAAGCAGTCGCTATCAAAGCTATCGGGACAGTTGAGTCTGGCATGCGCTATGACGGTATCTACCACACGGATCCGATAACGATCGGGATAGGACAGTGGTTCGGACCGAGAGCCTACGGTCTCTTGGTCCGAATCAAGAGGGAACTGCCGGCGGAGTTCGCCAAGTTACCCGGCGAACTGCAGTCGTTAGTGAACACCAACTCGATTAACTGGTCCACTTATTACTTGCCGAACTACTGGGATGGCCAGGTGAAGCCGGTGTTGAGGGCCGCTTACAAGGTGCAGCAGGCGCAGATGTCAGAGGACTTAGATGCCTACGTGCAGATAGCGCGTAAGTGTGGGATCGACCCGGATGGCGCCACCCAGTCGATGATCATGTTCTTCGTCGCCTACCACCAGTCCCCTAGGAGGGCGCTGCGCATCGCCAATCAGATAGGCGGCGCTTCCTTGGACAGGTGGCACCAGGCGCTGCTGGCCGAGCCTACGCTCGGCCGGTACAGGAACCGGTACAACACGGCCTACGGCATCATCAAGGCGATGGACAGCTCGGGCGTGGACCTGCCGGGCCCTCCCGGGGCGGGGCCGTCGTCGCCGACGGGCGGGGACGGCTCCGGCGGCAACCCGGGCGGCAACGTGAACGCCCCGCAACAGCAAGGCAGCAGCGCCGGCGTGCTGTCCCGGGTGGAAAGATGGGGTGACATGATGGTCGCACACATGGCCGACGGGAAAACCGTCCAATGCGCCCCTACCGGCTGGGGCCAGTACACGGCGGGCCCCGGCGGGGCCGGGACGCCGCCGCCGACCAACAGCGCCCCTGGCGGCCAAAACGGGGCGCCGGGCACGGGCGGGGGCGGAGGCCAGTTGGCGCCGGGCACGTCGGAGACCCGCCAGAAACTCGTCTATTGGATGGCGAGCCGCGAGAACAAATTCCGCTACAGCAACGGGGCGGGCCGATTAGACCCGGACAGGTCTGGCGTCGGCGACTGCAGTTCGACGTGCCGGCGCGCCTATTTGGATGTGTGCGGTATCGACATCGGCGGCAACACGGTCGCACAATCGGCGAATGGCCACGGCGTGTTCGTTATCGGCTGGAATACGGCGAAGTCGATCAGCGCACAGCAGCTATCGTTGATGAAGCCAGGTGATTTGGTGTTCTACGACTGGGGTTCCGGGCGCGCCGGCGTGGACCACGTGGAGATGTACGCCGGCGGCGACCTCACGTGGGGCCACGGGGGTGGCCTGAACGGAACGGTTCCGGGGCCGCACAAGAACAGTCTGAGCAAGTTCATCCGCGACACGAGGGGGATTGGTTGGTGTGTCAAACGTTACATCAATGACTGACATACAACTGACCTACTACGACCCGTCCCGTATACTCTCCTATAACGCGCCGTGGTCTTTCGTGACGGGCGCCCGTGGCAGGGGTAAGACATATGCGTTCAAGAAGCGGGTGATTAAGAAGGCGATCGAGCACGGCGACGAGTTCATATACCTGAGACGGTTCAAGGGCGAGGCGGCGACGTTCAAGACGTTCTTCGACGACATCCGCTGGGAGTTCCCGGGTGTAGAGCTCACAGTGAAGGGCAAGGTCGCCTATATCGGGTCGGGCAAGGGCGCACAGCCCATCGGGCAGGTCGTGTATCTGTCGGCGGCGCAGATGCTCAAGTCTGTCTCACTCAAGAAGGTGAAGCACATCGTCTTCGACGAGTTCATCTTGGAGAAGGGCGCCACACATTACCTGCCGGACGAGGCGTCGATCTTCGAGGGTCTGTATTCGACGGTGGACCGCTGGGACGACAGAGTGCAGGTGTATTTCCTGGCGAACGCCTTCTCGCTGACGAACCCCTACTATGTCAAGTATGGGATCGTGCCATCGGATGAGTTCACAGTGGAGCCGGGCGCGGACCGTTTCTGGGCGGTGCACACTGACCGTTCGGAGGAGTTCGCACAGCAAGTCTCGCAGACTCGCTTCGGGGCGTTTCTGCGGCGCCAAGATGACGAGAATTCCCGGTACATGATCGATTCGACGTTCCGGGATGGCGGCGTGGAGATGGTGGAGGCGAAGCCGCCGTCGGCGGTATATTCGCTGTCGGTCGTCGGCGGGTCCAGGCCGCTGTCGCTGTGGCTGGGGCGAGACCTAGCGGTGTGGTATGTAACGGAGGGGCTGCCGCGTAGCCCCAACCGGTTCACGATGGCGCCGTCGAACGTAGACGAGGAGACGAGGCTGCTCACGCCGCGGGACTCGTATTTGAAGAATATCCGTGCCTGCTACGAGAAGGGCAGGGTGCGGTTTGATAAGCTGACCACAAGAAACCTATTCATCAAAGAAGTGTATAAGGGGTTATGATGACTGAGTCTATGTTGACGGGCTTCGGGACGGCGCTGGCGGTGGTGCTGCCGCTGGTTGCCGCGCTCACGCCGAAGGCCCGTCGTTTCATTCATTTCATCGATGATTTAATGGGTGAGGAAGAGCGCCCAGGGGCCGAGAGGCGCCCGGGGATACTTGAGCGTCTCATGTTGCTTGAGGCGCGGCTGGATCTAATAGAACGGAGGTTGAACGCTATTGAGTCATGCACAAAGTGTGAGAACAGCCATTGTGGCGTGGATGGCGAAGCATGACGGTGACTTCGGCTACACGAACGACTACCGCCGCAAAGACCCGGAGCGCTACGGCTGGGGGGACTGTAGCTCTACGATAGCGCAGGCTTACAGGCAGTGCGCGGGCATCGAAATAGGTGAGCGAAGTTTCAATATAGC